ATGAGAACAAAAGGCGTTGTAATGGTGTGTCTTCTTTCTATGAACTTCTTCATCAGTGTCTTTCTGATGACCGCCATATCCCCAGTTAAAATCTTTTTCTGGTAATTTTACATCCAACCTATCGTAGTCTGTGTGATCAAAAATTTCACCCTCACCCACAAGAAATCGGTTGAACTCTAAACCCTTAGATTCACATTGCTGTTTTAGATCAAGCCAGTGATCTTCTCTTTTGTCCAAACAAAGACAATACGCCTTTTTTATTCCAAGCATCAAACTTCCTTTAGTATATATTCAGCTAAAGCGGTTGTAGTTCCCTCTCTTTTAAGCCAAGAATACAAACTGTCTCTATAGTGTTCCCAAAGCTTTAAATTAAAAGATTCTCCTATACTGCCGGGAGAGTTTTTAACTATTACACCACAGTGCGGCAATGACTGTCCGTTCCAATCGCCCTCTTTTAAGTTTGGTATTCCACCTAAACAGTTTCTAGCCTGAAGCAGTCTTTCTTTTGGGAGATTCCATAATATATTTTTAGGACAATGCTCAATATCAACAAAGAATGGAATGGAGCCATTTGCTATGATTTCGTAGTGGCGTAAAGTATCCCAGCCACCCTTCTTAGATGTATATGAAAAATAAGCGGTTTGATACATATCATAGTAGTCTTGTTCTGTGTCGTACTGATATGTTGACATATATGAAGGATCAATTGATTGATTGACAGGTATTAACGGGGCAAAAGGAATTTCTCTTTTTGAATCGTCTATTGGTCTAATTTTCTCTTCTGGAAATGCAAACGAGATGGGCTTGGCGTATTCCTCTTGTTCGTCTGCCATCTCTCTTTTGTAATATGTGCAATTTTTAGAAATTTCAGGATGTATGAAATCTCTATCCCAACCATCTACTACAATTAGCTGCTTTTTCTCATAGCCATTTGACAGGAGATTTTTTAAAAGTGTGATGATATATCGGTGCTGACTCGTGTGAGTCCAATGTATTGGCAAAACAATCGCATCATAATTGGAGTGCCTTTCGTTCATTTCTAAGGTCTGATACTCCTCTTCTTCGAGGAGGCCGTATATGGTAAAGCCTTTACCCCAGATTTTAGAAAAGTCGTGTTCGTTTTCTTCTTTGGCTTTTTTGTGATGCCACCAAAGATTGTGATAGGTATGAACACCTGTACCTAATTTTTTAACTAGGCCATGAAAAACCATATCGGATTGGTAATCTGAAACATGTTCTGGGTCTTTTAAGTTCAAAGGCATTATTGGGTGAAAGAGTATTTTCACGACATGCTCCTTACGGCTTCAAATATTGCTTCTTTAGAGCTATATTTGGGTGTCCAACCAATGCTTTTTAGCTTGTCATTTGACACGCTTATTAACTTGTTATCGCCCTTCCAGTTCGCTCCGTCACCAAGCCAGTCTATGTTTTTGTAAACGTCAAGTCCGCTCATGACGGCTTTGGCTACTTGCTCAATGTTTATTGCGTCATCTGGAACTATGTTATACGCCCCTTCAGCAGAGTCCTTCATCGCTAAAAGTATTAAAGCGCTTTTCAAGTCTTCTATGTAGCAATAAGGTTTAGTAGATCCCGGTTTGCTTCCCAACGCTTCTAAAGTAGGGTTATTTAATATCTTCCTAATAAAATCATAAACAACCCCGTGGGTTAACCCACGCCCAACGGTCGCACACATACGAGCCGAGACTCCTTTTATCTGTCCCGTACTGGTGTAGTAATTAAGAATTCCTTCGGAAGCCCGCTTTGTCATTCCATAGATTGAAGTTGGTTCTGTTCGATCCTCTTCCGTATATGGTCTTGAAGATTCTTGTTCAAACATCCAGTCTCCATACACAATAACAGTAGATGCTAGAACTACCCTTGCGCCTTTCGGCGCCCATTGACAGATTTTTTGAGTGCTTAATATGTTATCTTGCAGAATCTGAAAAGGTTCATTACCTGTCATCTTAACTGTAGCTTTACTAGCAAGATGAAATATGTATTCAGGCTTATGTTCTTTCATAATGTTTCTAAGCGCATAGAAACGATTATCTTCCTGATCAGAAAACCCTAAGTCGCACTTATAGGATTTATCAAGAAAGGGAGAGGTGAATGGTCTTCTGCTAACATTAATAATATTGCCGAAGGTTCTTCTATTAATATGAAGAGACTGTATAAGGTTTCTTCCTACAAAACCATTAGCACCTGTTACAAGTACGGTCATTTTATTCCTCAACGAAAAACTGTTTCATGGTTTCCATGCACTTGTCAGCTTCTGACTGCATCCCTAGTTCAGAAAAGATTTTAGCAACCCTATGAAAATATGTATGGTGCTGAACAACAGAGTTATAACCCGCCTGAATATGTTCAATTCTCTTGTCTGGATTTTGAATGTAATGATCTACAAGCTGCTTAAATTCTTTTGGGGTTTTAGCAAAAACTATTTCGTCGTTCGTGAATACATCATTAGCCATTGATTCAACGTAATCAGAAATACAAAAGCCACCACTCATTAGAATTTTAAATGGCCTTTCGATAATATCGTATCCAAAGTCCTGAGAGTGTGGTTCGCTGATGTTTGGAGAAATTGTAGCAGACGAGAACAAAGCTCCAACGTTTTTAGAATCTATGCGACCCATGTACTGCACAACAGGCCAGTCTGAACCACCAAAGATTTTTATGTTGTAATCGCCTACTGGATGACAAAGGCTAACTAAATACTTATCGAGATTAATCGCCTTGTAAGGCCAATAACCACCAACGAATCCAATGTCGCACTTGAGAGACTCCACTGGTGGTTGAATGTAGAAGTCGAATATATCGGCTCCATGTATTAAGGAAACGGGCTTAATGCCGATGTCCTGCCACTTATTATGCGTTACTTTAATCCAATTATCGTGATAGTGATTATGAACGAAATCTGGTCTTCCGGTTTCCTTCTTTAGTTTTTCAATTAATCTTTTTTCTTCTTCCTGTGCTACTAAAATTGGGTATTTTTCAAGATCTATATCTTTTTGAATATCTCCCCAATCAGACCCTCGCATTACAACTTTCATGTGAGGTCTTTGCTTGATGCACTTACACAGAGCCTCTGTGATATTGTAGGTTTGCCCCATGAACAAGTCTGGCTCAAATTCATCGAAAGCATCAAAGGCTGGCTTTTCGTCTTTGTGCCATAGCTCTACTTGATGACCCATCGCAGAAAATACTTTAGCCCAAGACATTCTTATGTGATAATGGGCATGAAATCCGTCGCTACTTATTAGAATTTTCATAGTCTTACAAATCCTTCAATGAATCAATCTCTTTTATTAGCATACCGGATGGCTCTTTTGCTTTCATTGCTATACCGCTATTAATAATTATATTGAATAGCTCAAAAGGATATAGCTTGCTTTTTCTTTTGTCTGAGCATAACTCTTTTAGAATGTCAAAAGATCTCCCCTCAAAGTAGGCTATTTGTGACCACTTCTTTGGAAGACCGTAAGCAAAGTTGGTAATATTTTCATCAACCACCGTTACGCCAACTTCATCTTCTTTAAATCTTTCCTTAGAGTCTACAACAGCACATGGCCCGTCTGATGTAATGTTTCTTATGGAATAAACATTAAATACCAAGTCGCCATAAACAATAAGAAGATCTTTATTTGATGCGGCATTTATTCCAATTCTGATACTCTCAGCAATGTTGGTTGATTCATAATTATAATTTTCAACAACCCTAACTTTATGCGGAAGAGTTTTGATTACTTTGTCTGATTCAAACCCAGCAACCACAATAATATCACAATATGGATACTCTCTTTCGATATTGGAAATTATCTTCTCTAATATCGTTTCTTTTTTATTTGCAGGCAGCAAGCATTTTGGGCCATAAGATTTCATTCTATGACCCATACCGGCTACAGGTATTATCACTGTTAGCGGTTTTTCTGGGACTGTTCCAGCCCCTATCTTTCTTACCGTTGTCGTAAACCTATTTGGCATTTATTCTTGCTTGCATTTTTTCCATAACTCTTCTCCAGTTTTTTTGCCAAATCTCTTGATTAACAATAAAAGAGGAGTTGTCTCCAGTAACCCTAACTTTTGTTAAGGCTTTTGGGACATGGGCTATAATAAACTTTTCACTTATTCGCATCCAAAGATCGTAGTCTTCACAGGTTCTCATTGTTTTGTCGTAGTATCCAGTTTCTTCATAAACTTTTTCTAGAGCTTCTTTGGATATTAGAGATCCGCTATGGACTATACATTCTTGAGTAAGCCTATTTCTACTAAATGGCTCTTTATATTCTCTGATAATTTTACCTGTGTTGACATGTAATGTGTCATAGTCTGCATAGACCACGCCAATCATGCCATCACCTCTTTGAAAAATTGGGATACATTCAGATAGTTTATTTTCATACATTTCATCATCAGAGTCCAAAATGGCAAATATATCTGTACGTTCTATCATGTATCTGATGCCAACATTTCTAGCTTCGCTTGGCCCACTATTTTTATTTTTGATAGCGTATATATTAGTTTCTCCAAATCTTCCACCAGAATTTTGAGAGAATGTTACATCTAACTTATTTTCGGTGGTATCCTTTGCTGGATTTTTAATGTAGGTTTCAATGATATCCCAAGATCCATCTGTAGAACCATCGTCTACAATACATATGTTTAATGGGCCGGGATAATCTTGGTTTATAGCGCTCTCTATAGCAATATCTAAATAGTCTTCGTCGTTATAATTAGCTATTAATATAGTAACTTCTGGTAGTGACATTAAATTTCATCCCAATTTCTGATTAGAGAATTTCCCTCTTTAACCTTGTCCGAAACTTCGCCGTCTTCAATTTTTGTTTTTAACGAAGCTCCTCTGTTGCCATATAGAAACTTATGAATAACAGCTTGTGCTGTCATTAAATTAATTCCATCTGTAGGATTTATATATCCTAATTTTTGAATATTTACACTTATTGCATTGTATATCTTTTTAATAATATCTGATGGAAGCTCTCTTCCAGATTCTATTACTGTATAGTATCCATTTGAGATGTTATTAAAAGCTTCGTCGATGACTTCAAGATCGCTGAGTTCTCCTCTGATGTCTTGAATTCTATAATCCGTTCCCTCTGGGACAATTTCGTTAATTTTTGTTATGACTTCAAAATAAGATGTATCACTATTATTAACAAATACTAACCTTTTAGGGGTAAACTCTTCTTGATTGAGGGCTGATTGTACGGTTTTTTCTATACCATCTAAGCTGTTTTGAATTACAATAATAAACTGAACTTTGGGGTCTAATTCTTTTCTTAGGGCTTCTTCTATTCCTTCTTCTTCATGAGCTGTTTTCCAAAGCTCTTCTCTATAGGCATTACACCAAGTCTCCAGCACAAAAAACTCATTTTCTTCTAAGTCTTCCGCTTCTATAATATTAATACCTCTATTGGAATAGGCTTCTATTCTTCCAAATGAGCATCCTGTTTGTAATTTGTCTTCTTTAGTAGCAAATATACAATCCTTGCAGGAAGTAGTTAAGGTTTGTCTTTGAGGCTCTACTTGCTCAAAATTTGTGTCTAATTGATTGTTCATGGTCTTTCTGCCTCCACTACTAATTTAATGCCGTTAATTCTTTTTTTAGTGACTTGTAAACCGTTTGACTCAAGAAAACTAGATAATTCTTCCAAAGTGGTTTGGCTAAGTCTTACATCCCAAGGCTGAGTAAAGTTGCCGTGAATGGCTTTATTAAACGTTTGTACATCAATTTCTTTTCTGTAAAACGATCTGGCAACTTCATGTGCGTCTATTGATGTTACTATTATTTTGCCACCATGCCTCAATTTTTTAACCCAGTGGCTTATGACCCGCATAGACTCTTGTTTTTCTAGATAGTCTATTACATCGTCGGAAAGAATTTCCATACACTCAGCATCCGAAACAACTTCATCAAGATTACGAATATCGACCGATAGATCGTCAAACTTTGTTATGGGATCTATATTGGTATATCCGCTAAGTTTTTGGTCGTCTCCAACTGTAATTCTGATTTTCATATTATCCCTTAAATGTTATTTTCGATGCGTTTGTTAGTAGCGTGTCCCAGTTTTTAACAAACTGTTCTGATGAGTATTTTTCTACTATAGTTTTTCTTGCGTTTTCGCCAATTTCTTTTGCCATATCTTCATCATTTAGTAGATCTACAAGATACTGCTTCATTTCTCCAACATTGTTTGTTATGAAGCCGTTGACTCCATTTTCGATGACTTCTGGAATCATACAGGTAGCAGTAGAAACAACTGCACATCCACAAGACATTGCTTCCATCAAAGCTGTTGGAACCGGAGATATAGTTGATGTATTCAAAAATATCCGACTGTTTTGGTAGGTGGCGACAAGCTCTTCTGTTGAAGACGCTGGTTTAGACAAACCCGGAGTGTCGCCCACCACCTTGTAAGGTAGTCCTTGTATCACTTCTTGCCAAACCTGAAAACCACAACACCAATCTCTGTTTATCCAGTCGTTAACAACTGATAATATTTCATCGCTTCTTTCGTTTTCTTTTGAGCAAAATAAATCAGTATCTATTCCATGAGTAATAACAAACGTATCGTTGTTAAGAAAGCTTTGGAGCCTGTTTTGCCAACCCCAAGCGTTGATACTGTATTCCGAGATGAATACATTTACATCACCTCTCATTTCTCTTACTTGACCCATGATATTTTCATCCCACTCTGGCATTGGAAGCGTATGCTCCAAACTCACCAACGGAAGATGTAATTGATGTGCAAGCTGTTTAGCTTTTTGATATTGACCAAATTTGTTTTGTGAGAGAACCAAATCGAAGTCTATATATTCTGGGATTTGACTATCCCCTAATGATGGATCTAGCAACACATAGTTATCTGGTGTTTTAGCGTAGGTCTCATTCCAATCTTTAATACCTTCCGCACGATACGCATAGAAATTGTGACCAGTCTTTGAAAGCATGGTCTCATATCGTTCGTGCGTAGGGAAGGTGAGAATATTTAACTTCTCGTCTGGCTTCCTTGTGGATGCCCTAATTATTTGAGTTATTGGACTAACTAGCGCCATTTAACAAGTCCTTTATTAAGTTACCAATATTCTCATGCGAGTATTCATATGCTCGCTTTAGTCCTGTTTCTTTCATTTTCTTAAGTTTGTGTCCGTTCTCGTAGGCGTGTCGCATACATTCTCTTAGTCCTTGTATGCTAACTGAACACCAATCTTCGTTGCCAGTAAACAAAGCTGGGAAAGTGTCAAGCATGTCACAAACAGGTTCCATAACCCCCTCAACAAGAAAACCAGCGTCCCCTATGAAGTCTGCCATTCCACCAATATTCGTACAGATAGGAGTATTTCCAAAGCCCATAGCATCAAAAGCCGGTATACACCAAGCCTCTCCATAGCTAGGCATGACAAAACAATCCCCAAAGCTATGCAGTCTGCAAATATCTTCATCACTAATAAAACTTGTGATTATAAAGTCTTCTTTATAATCGCTTAGGTTCTTGAATTTTTTAAGACCTACTTTTACTTGATTGCAAAGGTCTCTAATCTTTATTGCAGTTTCTTCATCAGTTAGTCCATACTTGCTTGATTTAATCATTATGGACACTGGCTCTGAAGGATCAAATTCAGTGTGAAAAGCTTTTATAAAAGCCTCTAGGTTTTTTCTTTTATTAAAGTCGGCTATTGTATAGAAGGTAAAGGTGTCTTCTATGGATGCTAGCTCGAATGGTTTATAGCTTCTAGTGAACTTACTGAAATCGCAGGCGTGTGGTACAACCTTTATTGGTATTTTTACGCCGCTATCTTTGGACGCTTTTACCATTTGGTTGTTTATAACCCAAGCTTCATCCATAAGATTTATATTTCTAGACCATCCAGAATCAATAAAGTTACTTGTCTCTGTTGCGTATAGGGCTATGTTTTTATCGAATTTATTACTATAGTCCATTAAGTGTGGAAGAATGTGCTGTATGCAAATATTACATCCAGAGCTGTCTTTTTTTTCTAGTTCTTCCAGTCTTGCTGGCAATTTTATTTGGTTGGAATTTAACTTGATTGGTCTTGGCACTACATCAATACCAGCAGCGTCCATTGCTAGGATATAATCTGTGGCGGCTTGTCCCCAACCAGTGCCATCTCTGTAACAACCTATATATAAAACTTTCATTTGATATTTTCTTTTCTTATGGCTTCCCAACGATTTCGCTTGTTGCACATATTAACCATCATTTTGTAAGCATCTTCTTTTTCAAACTTTTCAAATTGAGGTCTTACAAATTTATAGGAATCTTCATTAAGATAAGAATCTCCTGTACCCATGACAAACATTCCATAATTCAAATCTCTTATTAGCCTTGATTCAAAAAATGTGTTTAGCTTTTCAGGTTCACCCAACACATTAACGATTAACCATCTTGCGTATTGAGACGCTGACAATCCTGCTGGAACATTGTTGGCTGGTTGGTGTATTCGAGGTGGAGATTTCCAAGTTTCTTCGTCCGGTCTTATTTCAACCGAGTCAAAGTAGTCTTCCCATTTTTTAGCCGTCTTTTCCCATTGATAATACTTTTCAAAATTTAGTCTTGAGTTTTTTCCTAAGCTCTTTTGTTCTTCGTCGCTTAGGTTGAAAAACTCTTCTATTTTTTTTGCTGTGTAATCATTGTCGGGAACTGCTCTGTTGCAACCTGTTTCCAACTCGTTATATATAGTTTTTAATTTTAAAGGTGTTCCACCGAGCTTTCTAACAACGCTGGACATTGCTGAGTAATCAATACTCATAACAGGAACTCCGCATCCAGCAGCTTCTACTTGAGGAAGGCCAAAGCCCTCACTATTAGCGTACTGTATGTAAAGATCAAACAGGTTCATGATATTAGCAAGATATTCATAGGACGCTCCTTTTTGTACGCTTGCTAGACCCGCCGCAAAAGAACCACAGCCTTGACACTTTCTTCTTGCGTCAGAAAAGAAAGACGGAAAAGTATGCCCACAATTATTGCAAATGTAGGTAAAAACAACCTTGCTTGATAGATTATATCTTAGTAATAGCTTTGGTATGTCCCATCCTAAATCTGGAAAGCTGGTATGACAGTAAAGCCAAACATCATTTCTACCGCTTGCATCAAGAAATTTTCTAAAAGACTCGAAGAGGTCTGGAAACAATTTTCTTCTTTGGTTTCGCATGACAGTACCAATAAACTTAATGTTTTGGTCAAAGCCCATGCTTTCTTTGTGTTTGCATTTATCTTCTACGGGAACATATGCTGCATCAGCGGATGGTGGAGCAGAGCCTAAACATTTAATGTTTCCGTTTGATTCATTCTCAAGAACCTCATGCCCCCAGTCAGAATAGCTAAAAACAGCATCAGCACTTTCAAAGGTCGATAGCCATTGTTCGTTTTGAGGTGCAGCATCAACTGTGGGCATAATAACCCAATTAAAATACGGTCTATAGGGAGATCTTTCCTGATGTTCAAGCATCCAAAAATCTCGTATATCACATACTATGTCTGGCTGAAAGTCCAAGAGGACAGATTCAAATTTCCATTCACCAAATTGATTGGTTGGCAATGAATCATATCTCTCTTGCTGACTTTCGTCGTCTGGTAAATTACCATAGAATTTCCAAGGTATGGTTTTTGATCTAGGGTCTTTTAGTTCTCCGTAGCTTGCAAACTCAGCTAAATCATACTTACTTGTTGCATGAAGCCGTTTCATAACTTCACGAAGATAGGTTGCGTAGCCAGTGTTAAGATACGTGGCTTCGCCACAAAAGAGTATTCGTTTTTTTCTCATTCGTTATAATCTTTCAACAGCTTTATAATTAACTCTATCTTTGCTTTAACTTCCGATTTAGAGCATGACAGGAAACTAGCTATCTCAGAATTTGTATAGCCCTGAATTCTTAGTTTAATTATAAACTTATTTTCCTCTGACAAAAACTCTGGAATACACTCATCTAAAACTTCTTCTTTATTATACTGCTTATCTTGTTCATTGACATTTCTAGAATTTTTTACTGCATGTTTTATTGATCTTTTATTTAACTTGTTAATTTGATTTTTTATACATACATGAGCATAAGTGCTAAAAGTAGATCTATTTTTGTCGTAGTTCCTAATGGCTTTAAGTAAGCCAATAAGACCCGCCTGAATATAGTCTTCAAAATTAGGATCATCTAAAAAATAAAGAGCTTGAGAAACGACTAGCCCATAATGAGAATGAACTAGCTTTTCTTCAAGCTCTTTTTGATCTAGTGTATTTGGTTTAACTAGATTGTTCTTGTTTTTCTCTGGAGTTGAAGAGTTTGAATTCTTTGACTCTGAATTTTGTTGAGAATCTTTTGTTGCCATTTTTATCCACCCAAGAATTATTTCTTGCGGAGGCAACTAAGTCAATAATGTCACCCTTAACGCAATACTTTTCTATCGTTTCTCCACCTGAATCCCAAGCTTCAAAATCGAAAAAGTTGACGCTTTTCCTTTTTTCGCCGTTCTTTTCTTTTCTGTACTCGCTAATCGCCAATGTGAAAGTGCATAATGTTGTATTGTCAAATTCCACAATTTTTGGATCGGCTGTTAACCTGCCAATGAATCGACAATAATTTGAAATAGTGTTCATGAGCTTTCCTTGTTATTGAAGGATCAATCGTTAATTAATGATATGAGGTAATCGCTTCTGAGTCAATTCAGTTCTATTACGCTTTCAATAATAAAGCCGTCATCAAGTTGGTATCTTTTCTTTTTACTGTTTTGACCAACTAATATAATATTGTTACCCTCATATAAAACATTCTTATACTCTTTCCATTTTTCTGCAAACGCAGTCACCGTGTCTAAGGTTCCAGTGTGATCTTCTACGCAAAGAAAAGCCATTTCTGTTCCTTGCATTTTACCCTTTTTTGTAATGTACTTTTTGACCTCTGAGATAGTAACGGCCATTTTTACATTACCTCTTTTACCATCATAAAATTCTTTTATTGTGGTGTTTGCTAAATTGGTTTCATAAGTCTCAATCCTTGAATAAGTTAAAGCAACACCAAGATAATTTTCTTCAGTTCTTATGACCCATTCTGGATCATCCTTTAATGAATAAGAAGGGTTTTTGCACTGAATTAGCAAATCCTTAATTATTTGCGATCTCTTTGTGTTAAATGTAGCTCCTCCCTCTTTCTTAGTAGGAGCCATCGCTGTTAAGAGTTCTATAATGTTATTATATTTAAGATAATGCGTTGCTGCCCATTCCTGCTCTTTTTTTGTCAATCCACTCCAAGTATCAAACTCATCAAGCATTTGCTGTCTTGATTCTGGTAGATGAGCAAAGAAGCCAACTGATATTAAAGCTATAAGCATCCTTGAATTAATTTGGGGAGAAGCTAGTATAAGAAATTCGTACCAAGACCAATCATGTAAAGGTTTATTACCTAAAGATTCTTCTATACTGGTAAGAACAGTTTTAAATTTGTCTATTTGTTTTATACCAACAGACTTTACGTCCACAAGCCCAAAGTGTATTTGACCATCAATAATGTCGGTTTGAGTATTAATAGCTTTTATGGATGGTGGGCTTATATAAATTTCATTATTCTTTGCGTCATTAACAAGCTCTTTTACTTCTTGTTGTGGATCAGGCTTGCCAGAAGAATGAAGAAGATAGTTGCAGTAAAACTGCAAGGGATAATGAGCCTTAGCATATGCACTCCAATAAGCACATATAGCATAAGAAACAGCGTGAGATTTATTAAAGGCGTATCTACTGGACTTCTCAATCCAGCTAAAGATTTCTTCAGCCGCTTCCTTAGTAACGATTCCTTTACTAGCCGCTCCCTTTAGGAAAGATTTCTTTACTTTTGCCATTAGATCGGCTTTTTTCTTACCGATAGCCTTCCGAAGGTTGTCGGCTTCTTGAAGGCTGAACCCAGCAAGCATTTGAGCAATCTGCATAGACTGCTCTTGATACACAAGAACCCCTTGGGTTGTTTTGAGTATAGGCTCTAAAGAAGGATGAAGGTAGGTTATTTCTTCTTTAAGGTTCTTGCGATCAACAAATCTTTGGGTCATTGACTTACCATCTTGGATGGCTTTTAATGTTCCCGGCCTGATAATTGATATTAAAGCAGCAAGCTCTTCTATATTCCTTGGTTTGACTCTTTTTGCCCAAGACTTACCCAAGTTGCTTTCTAGCTGGAAAACTCCCTTAGTTTTTCCTGAGCATATTAAATCCCAAGTTTTTTGGTCTTCAAATCCAAGTTCAAGAATTTCAAATGTGGAGGTTTCCATCTGCAAAAGCCTTTTCAAATTTAATTTTTGGCGCAATACGTCTATGCAATTTCATGAAACCTATCATCAGGTTTGCTGTGTCTTTTACGTCTTGCAGTGCGTCGTGGGCATTTTCTTTGCTCATCCCAAACAAATCTCGCATTGAATCCATGCTAAGAGATTTCACATCAGCATTGTTTTCCATCCACATCCAGACACTATCCATTACATCAATCCGATGAATTTTATTGAATAGGGTTTGCTTTCCAGTTTTTTTATCTACTGGGCCATACATATCGCACATACGTTGTACGATTGGCATATCAAAACCCACTATGTTATAACCGGCTGCGATGGGTGCATAATAGGGAGTTCCTTTGAAGTTGTACCTATTCACAAAGTTGGTAAACTTTTTCCAAACAGTTTTAGCTGAAGGGGCTTTTGCCAATTCTTTCCTAGTCTTGCCATTAACAGCTAGAGCTTCATCCTCTATGGGATCTAAGCCGTTTTCAATAGCCTCTTCATCGTCGAATATTGGCCTTATGAGACTCTCAAAGTAACCTTCTGGTTGAACCGTTAGTTTTCTTCCATGAATAGCAACCGCTGCAATCTGAACCGGTTGCGTTTTATCTGGATTGCGTGAGCCAGTTTCAAAATCAAAGACAATAATATCCTTGTAATTCATCTTATCTTCCTTCTAATTTCAAAAAATTTGTCTAATGCCAATTCAATATCATCATACAACTTACTAAAAAAATGTGAGTGTACTTGGTACTTTATTTTACCGTTCATTAGCGGGTAAAAATCGTTTATCCTGCAAATGGAAAGACCTTTATATTCTTCGTACCATCCATTCTGGATTTTATCTTTTATTCTTTGTCTGTAACCTTTTTTTGTGTCTTTATTAACCATTGTTATATTCGAGTTGATCCCTAACTCCCATGATTTTATCTAGTAAAGAAATACCGAGTATGTCGAACTTGACATGACCCATAGCCTCTAAATCATTCATTTCCATTCCAGCTATTTTTTCTGAACCCTTTTTGTCTCTTACCATTGGGCAAACTTCATTTAAGCTATGTGAAGATATAACAACACCTGCTGCGTGTTTGCCCTGAGATTTAAAAGTTCCTTCTATTCGCATGGCTTGAGCAAAAAGCTTTGAATAATCCCCTTCTAGCTCTCCATTGTCGTTTAATCTGCAATAACCTCTTAAAACCTCTGGCTGATTCATAAGAGTCCATCTAATTACCGATGGGTCATCCATTTCCGCTAATTGATCAGAGACTTCGTGTTCATGCGGTAAGCTTTTAGTTATTGCATTCATTTCGTCAAACCCGCAAGCCTCGTTCATTCTCAAGACTTCTTTGAGCGCGCTTCTACCTTGGAGCCGCCCAAATGTAACCATTTGACCAACTCTTTCTTGACCGTACTTACCTCGTATATAATCAATTGTTTCGTCGCGCTTGGATGCGGGAACATCAATATCAATATCTGGCAAAGATATATGATTATCGGTATTTCGGCCCGCATTGTAAAATCTTTCAAATATTAATCCGTACTCTATTGGGTCTACCTGTGTTATACCCACTAAGTATGATACTAAACATCCAGCAGCAGAACCTCTTCCCGGCCCCGGAATATGATTCTTCTCGTGAACACTATTTACAATATCTCTAACTATTAAAAAATACCCAGAAAGGTTTGCATCACTGATAACATCTAGTTCTGCTTTGATTCTTTCTGTATATATATCTTTTGCTTGTTGGGTGCTTACTTTTCCAGTTGGTGCTAATCTAGACAGCCACCCATCTCTACAAAGTTGTCGTAAATGTTCTTCTTCTGATTTGTCTTGAGGACAATTAAACTTAGGAAGCATTGGTTTCCCAAGTATGTCATAGCTATCACACATATCTGCGATTTGCATTGTATTAGCTATTTCGTGCGGTTGATTCACCGCTTGGATTTCTTCTAGCGAAGGAATATGGAAGTTGTTAGACTTCATAAACCCACCAAAGGCAACATCTCCGTTTTCTTGAAGTTTCTTTCTGATTCCTCGTAGGGTTGTTTTCATTGCAGAACAAAGAAGAAGCAGTTGATCTCCAGCGTCTTGTTTTTCTGGATAATGCGAGTCTGCTGTAGCAACGGTTTGGAACTTATATTTCTTGGCTATGTATCTTAAACCCTGAACGACCAAACTTGCAGCAGGCGAGTTTTCCTGATCTATAGCTTGGATTTCAAGAAAGAAATTATCTTTACCAAAAATGTCTCTATACTTGTTTGCTAGCAGTAATACGTTATCAACCCAATCGGGATGTACATATCTTTTAGCCTCATCTTCTGTTGGTGCGCTGTAGGCCGACTTAGCATCAGCAAATATAGCATTTGCCAAATCGCTTCCAAGATGACCGCTAAAAGCTATGAGGTTATCGTTTGCGAATTGTCCCAGAGTTTGCAAATCTAAACGAGGTTTATAATAAAAGTTTTCCTCGTCATTACTTTTGGACACAGCTTGGATTAAGCTGTTCCAACCCTGTTTGTTTTTAGCAAGTACACACAGATGGCTCAGGCTTCTATTTTTGTCAGATTTAATCGTGCAATCTTGCTGGCTTAGGTAAAACTCACACCCAAGTATTGGTTTAATGTTTTTAGATCTACATGCCTGTGTGAAGGCTACAGCGCCCGATATAGTGCCGTGATCAGTTAGTGCGCAAGATTCAAAACCAAGCTTTTCGCACCGTGAGGCAACCTGTGAGGGCTTTGAGAGGCCATCTAAGAGGCTGTAGTGCGTATGCAAATGTAGGGGTGTCCAATTCATTTTTTCTTATCCGCTAATCTTCCACCACCATCTCCATAAGTGGTGATCTTTTCAATATTTCCGTATTCTTCAACAACTTTGTTTATGCCCTTTTCTGAGACTTCATCTCGAATATGTTGACATAAACTCTTTCCTGTATCTTTATAAGGTTCACTAAACTTACAAAGCTTTTGACATTTCCAGTGTTTATTTTCATTAGAAAGAAGTTTGGGTTGTTGGGTGTTTCTTATCTGTTCAAACTTTTTTCTTAGTATGTCTTCCGCTTTTGCGTAGTCTTCTTCGTCAAATGCCATTGAGAATAGACCGCCAGAATTTATGTAGTAAATACTGATGGAAAATTCGCGTTCTGGATACATGTTTTTAAGGGCGTAATAGTACAAGAGAAGCTGAGTATCTTTTTGTAGCTTTTCGTATGTTTTTTCTTCGCCTGTTGCCCAGTCTATTCTTTTGCCAGTTTTGTAATCTAGGATTTCATAGTAATCTTCATCTTGTTTTAATATCAGGTCTACTGTTCCTTTGATTGATAAGTAACCTTCTATTTTCTTACCTCCGAGGTCGTAAGAGTATTTCGCCCAAGGTTCTTTTATTTCAATGTCGAAGAATAGTTCAGTTGCAAATACTTCTTGGTTTCTTGGATCTAAAGATCCACCTTCATACGCCACCGCTTTTTCTGCCCACTTTAGACAGGTTCTTTTGTCTGCCTGTGTTATGTTTACTTCTGGAAAGCTAGATGAGTAGTAATCAAAGGCTAGGTCATTTAACAGCTCTAAATTATCACATTCTTCAAGCGTTAGTGTTTTTCCGGTCTCGTCGTCTTCTACTACGTCAAGACCTTTGTTCATTGCAATTTTCTTGTCTCCAAGAGTTTGCATCACCTTATGGGTAATAGTACCCATTAAGGCTTTTTTGTTGGTCTTGTCTTTGAAAGAAAGATTGTATTGCAAAAAGTATTTCTGCTGACAAAATTCTAACGTACCAAGACTACTGCTCCTGTGGTAACAAACTATCATCTAAAGGATCAATTTCTGATATGGGCAGGTTGTACATATCTACATGAGTTTTAAAACCGTTTCTCTTATCAATTTCACCGCTTTTCCAAACCTTTGCTCTAGCAAAGTAATCTTCAGGCTCTGCCTGCCCTACTATCCAAATATTTTTGATACCACGATAAACACGCTTGCTTGCTTGCATCGTCATATCTTCAAAATTAATACTTACAAAAATATATAAGTCTGGCCTTTGGTGAACGCTTGTTTTTGCAACTGAAACGTCATAATAATCCAAAGGATCAACTGTTCTTCTTTTTGTTTTTACTTCTATCCTGCGACCATCTTTGGCGATAATGTCATAATCGTACTTTTCACTACCTTTATTACAACTGGTTATTTTCGCGCCAATATAAGCAGCGACCGCTTCTTCTCCAAGGTATCCGGCGGCATTACCGCCACCTTTTAGTATTGAGTTGTTTATTCTTCCTAATTTTTTTGCTTTTGATTGTGCTTGTTCTACCATCCGTGAATCCCACGGTATACTTATGAGCTTTTGGTTTTTAGCCATCCCCATTCCCTGAGCGTCTTCATTAGTTCCATGTTTGTTGCATCTATGTCTATATCTTTGTTGTCTATCACATGGTCAAACCCCTCATAATTATCCAGTGAAGTTTCGCTTGGGTGTACGTCTTCGTATGGAGATCTAGTTAAACGTATAACTTTACCTCCGGCTTTTTGTATTGCTTTTACTTCGTTAGGAAATCTAATATCTGGAACTATAGCCAGCTCTGTACCACTGTTTAACATTCTGTTTATACAGCTATCTACCCATACGCTATCTTTTATTGTACGACACACATCGGTTCCAAAATATTGCAAGAATTCTCTAGCCGTCATAAAGCCAGTCTTTTCCGCAGAACTCAGTTTATAGATAGGCATATTTTCCCATTTAATATTTATGGGTGTGTTTTTATCTTCGTCCGTACCGTAGCATTGAGCTTCAGTCAAACCAAAAAGCTGCATACAAATAATTTTTAACGGGTCTGCAAAACTGAAGGATTTTACATAAGGCCATATTGTCCTGCTTGCATATTCTATGAACTCTGGATCTTTTCTTTCGATGTCTAAAAATCCCATGCCAGCTACTTCTTCGCCCTTTTCGTCAATCTCTACGGCATTAACAATAAGATTGCCTTCGTCGTCCATTAAGAACTTTTCAATAATATCATGAAATCTAAGTTGGTAGCCGTGTAAAAAAGTAGAGCAAGTGGTTTTTCCGCTTTGTTTTCTTCCAGAGATACCCAAGATGTTTGTCATTTTATATTTCCTGTAATTTAGGTGTGATGTCTTTAGTAATTTGATCGACACTCATTTCTCCAACATCTTTAGTTGGAACGTCAATTTCGACTATATTAAAATTTCTTTCGCACTTCTTCTTTATAGCTTTTTTAGCTTTTTGGCCTGCTTCATCATTATCTGTTAATAATACCAATGTAAAAGCACCAGAGGTTTCAAGTATTCTAGCCTGTGTGTCAGTCAGACTGGAACCAAACATACCAACAACATTTGTTATGCCAGCTTCCCATAGTCTCCAGACATCTCCTTGTCCTTCAACTAATACAGCAGTTTGTGTTTTGCGAATGTTATCCTTAGAGAGCCAGTACCCATAAAGCCAAGCACCCGCATAAAAATCTTTTGAGTTAATCCACTTTCTTCCATTATAGTTTTCGTGCATGACCCTGCCTACGCAACCAACCATGCAGTTGAAGTCATCATCGTATACGGGAGCTACAACCCTGTTTCTCATTTGTTTATTAGGGTCTGCGCAAACACCAACATCGAATTGATCTAAAACTTCTTTTGAATACCCTCTCTTTAAATAATATTCAGCAGGTCTCTTTAATGAGTTTCTTACCAAGTCTCTTGGAATTCCTTTTGCTTTGTTCTTTTCTCTTTTTTCTAAGGCTTTTTGAATACCAGAAGACTTGTTGGCAAATTTGACTGAGCCAGATTCTTTGTTTAAATCTTCAAAATTAGTCTCAACTAAATTCATGCAGTATTCAACTGTCTCATCAAATGAAATGTTTTTTTCTAGCTCTCTAGAAAGCAAAACGCGAATTAATCCGACTGGTGTATTTATATGTTCTTCGTGACAGTCTTGAGTCCAGCATTTCCACAAACCGAAATAAGGGTGATCAATTTCAATATTCATTGTGAAAGCGTTTGGATTGTCTCCTTCATGTACTGGACAAGCACAAGAAATATAGTCACCAAAGTCATTAACTTCTATATTAAATTTTGTAGCAAGTATAGGTACTATATTAGCTGCAATCAAGTCTGAAAGCTTTTTCAGTTCTTTTGTTGAAAGCTTTCTCAAAATGGTTTCTCCGGGTCAATATCTTCTTCTATAGTGAATCCTTCTTCTCCACTATGTACGTTATTATCAAATCCTTCTTTCTTTTTTTTGTTCGCTAAAACATATTCAGACTTTGTAAAACCTTCATCTATTCTTCCAAAGTCGCCATTTAGATTCATGTTTATATAGTCGAAATCATCTGAAAGCCCACCTCCATGACGAGCGATTAGAGGAACTAATTTTCTGTTACCACTAGCTCCAGCATCTTCTGCTAATTCTTCGTCTGATTTCTTTTTGAATATGGTAAGACTACTACAAAACCAAGAAAGTCTATCTGATCCACTAATGACATCCTCTGATTCACGAGTTAATCCATCCCTGTTTAACTGAACGAAAGAAAGGCAGGGTACATTTTCCTTGATTGTAAAATTGACTAGACTTTGCATCTGATAACCAAGAGCTTGAAACTCTTTCATGTCATTCATTTGAGAGGAACTGGTCAGTTTAAGATAATCATAAATAATCAAACATGGTTTGGTTTTTCCATTCTCATCTCTGCCAACTTCCCTTTCTTTCCATCGTCGCATGACCGCTAGAGTTTCATCAAAATCCATACCAGCAATAGTAACATACTTATAAGGTATGTTCTTTAGTGTTTCTACTCCTTGACGAACTCTTTCTTGCAGTCCTTGAGATTTGCCAAATTTTCCTGTAGATATATCATTAATTGGAATGTCGGTTATATTTCCAAGCAAGCGATGGATATGGTCTTCTTTAGACATTTCTGTATCGAGCATTAAAACAGGAATACCCAACTTGCCTGCAACATGAAGCGCAACGCTATCTGCAAATAAACTTTTACCAGCCTTAGCTCTTGCTGCAATTAAATCTACATTACCTCGCCTTAAACCACCCCCAATGGCTTTGTCGAAACGTGGAAAGCCTGTGCTTATACCCATCATTTCGCAAGGGTTATCTATTAAGTGTTGAATGTATTCATCAATATCTTCCCCGATGTGAACAGGGGCATTTTCAATCTGGTTGTTAAGGTTGGCAGAGAAATCAAAGAAAGGGGTTTCACCGATACTTATTATCTGGCTGATCGTTTCGTCGCCAGTGATTCCTCTGATATTTCTTTGTATTTGAGATGCTGTAGCATCAACATCTCTTGCAATATCAAATTTACAAAGTGTCAGCGCTTGATGCTTGACATTGCTTAATTCTACATTTATTGCTGAAAGTCGTTTGTAATAATCTTTAGGAACCCTCTCCATGAATACGGAGTCTAGGTTGATAGCTTTAGCAGCCCCATACAAGGTTGGCAAGTCAACCGTGTCTGAATTTTCAAATAGCTTTTTTAGACATGACCAAACTATTTGGTTTTCTTCTACAGTAAAAGATTTTTCGTCTATTGTTCCGTTAATATCAATAAACGCATCGCTCCCATGCTGGATAAGACCAGCGAGAACGGCTCTTTCTGCAACAGGGTTAGTAAGCTCTTTTGTCATTAACCAACACACCTACCGCAACGATGGTAGCTACCGGTTTTATAAATTGGGTTAATTTCCTCTTCAGACCCACAGGCGTGGCATTTAACCTTAATCAATTTCACAGGAGGTCTTCTTTTTGTTCTAGGGACATCTGGCGTTGTGACATCTTTTGCTTCAACGCCATCATCAGTAAATTGATTTGATCCAACTTCAATAGGTTCTTTTCTACCAAACCTTGATTCAACTTCTCTGGGTTCTGTAGAAAAGTCTAAGTCTTTCGACCGCACCTGCACTGATGGCTGCAAGGTTTCGGAGTGTGTTTCAGATTTTTCTGGTTCTGGCTCTGAGCTTCCTCGTTGCTCTGACTTTCCTCCTGCTGGTCGGACTTCTTCTCCTGTGAGGACTGAGAAGCCCTGAATAATTTGCTCCATATCATTATTAATTATTCCTTTTTTAATTGTGTCTATAGGGTTCATTTCTTCTTCTCCGTCCAAGCTCCAGAAGAGTGTCAGCCTGTCTTCTGACATCTCGCACTGTGTCGGTTAAAATGGTTATTCTTCCTTCGGCAATCCTTTTAACTCTCCATACTTTTTGTATGAACTCATCCTCCCTTATGATTGAGTTTACTTTTACTTCCCATTTTGTGTACTTATCAAAATTATTAGCCCTACTAGCAACAGTGTGGTTTATGAGTTCTTCGCACCATTTAAATCTAGCTAGATGCTTGTTGTATATTTTTTGTAGGTAGTTGCAATAACCTTGTACAACAAACGCTTTCTCGCAACACTCTTCTGCTGTTAGAGATTTTAGTTCAAAAGAACTAAGATTTATTATACCTTCAACTTCAGGATTATGCTCTATGTTTATAACACCTTCAGCATTTGTGTAGCTTTCTAGATCTTCTATAAACTTTTCAAGCTTCTCGATTGATAATTCTTCTTTTCCACTCATCCTCTGATTCCGAATAGCTTAATGCGATAAGGTCTATAGAATTTGTTTGAAGCCAGTTGGCCTTGTCTCTGTCTCTTGCTTTTGACTTCCGAAACCCTGCCTTGTCACCATGAAAATGGGCGACAAACTCAAAGTGCTGCCGCCCGTGAACTTCGACCGCCAGAGATTCTGACGGTATCAAGAAATCGACAAACAAGGTGGATTTTCTTGATGGCTTATGTGAACCGGGAAGGGGAACTTCCTCAAGGATTGTATCATACGGAAAAATTTGACGCAAGAGTTTTCTTGCAGAAATATGCAATTTAGAACGAGGTCTTTTGTCATCTCCATAGACAACATGCTTGGAAACATTCCATGACCGTTCCCTGCCATCAAAACCAATCGCCCTCAAAACAGCATTTCCTTTAATGAATCTTGCAAAGAAGGCCAAAGATTGTTCTCATCAAGAAAATCCTTGAGCTTGTTTTGCCCTTGAAACTTGACGAATTTAGCAATCTTTTCTTCATCGCCTTCTTCAATGCCTTCTGCTTCGAGAAGTTTTTTAATTGGTTTTGGGTTATCAATTAAGAAATCGCAAGTGTACCAAGCTCCGGCAGCAGAAATCAAATCGAAGTCGTTGGCCTGTTCAAACATTTCTTGCTTGTAGTCAATTCCAGTTCCATACCTAAGCCAACCAATAGCTTCGCCGCCAACAAAACCACCAAGGGCAGAGGTGATTACTTTCCAATGGAGAGCTTGGCCTATTTGATTGCCATCGTTTTTATCTTTCCAAGCTTGAATCCATGCTATTTCAAGGATGGTGTCCGCTTGGTATCGCACCTTTACTCCACCATCTGCAACCTTCTTTTTCCCCATGCCTCCAGTATTAGCTATAAAATGAGTGATCATTATAACGATAGCTTTTTGCTTAGGAATTGTGCTGCTCATTTTTTTACAGAAGTTAGATAGTATCTTAGGAACTCCCGGTCTGTAGTCTCCTCTAACTTCCTCATCTAAATCTTTCTGTGCAATTAAGCTGGATATTGAATCAATAATTACTACGCAATTTGGATGAGCTTTTACTAATTTTTCTACAGCTCCTAAATACTGTTCTGCGCTAAGAGGTTCGCTTTCAGATTGAACTACTGTAATCTTATCAGCTTGAAGTCCATGTACACCCTCAAAGTTCTTAGTGCTTAACCTGCCTTCAACATTAACATAAAATATAGGACGTTCGCCGTATTCTTTCTTTTGACAGTTAGCGGCAAACTGAAGAGCTGTTGTGGTCTTTCCTGACTTTGGATCTCCAATCATTTGAATCCAAGTTCCTTCTCTAAATCCACCACCAAGAGCGTAATCTAAAGCGGGACTGACAGGAATAACCTGCATGTCTTTTAAGTCTTGAAAAACTTCAGCACCATTTACTAGTATATTTCCATACTTTTTGGTAATGGTTTTTAGTGTTGCTGCGTCATTCATTTTCTAAATCCTTAAGTCTTGAGATTTTACTCTGTTTTCCGTATGGTTGTTTAGGGGTAGAAAGACTGTTGTCTTTGTATTCAACTTCTTGAATTTCCCTGCTATTGATTTTATCTAGTCTAGCTTGTTCTTTTTTGATAATATCTTCAAGCCAAGCCACCCTGAGAGAATATATACCTTTTCCTTTGTAAGAATTTAAAGCGTTGATGATTGCTTTCTCGTGGTATTTTTTTAGAAGCGAGTAACCTTTTGTTACTTGGCTTTGGAACTCTTTCTTCCACTTTTTCGTATTCCAAAGGGCGTATGCTGGTCTGCCTACATTTTCTCTTTCGGCTTTTCTTAGGCATACCATTTCAGCAATATACTGAGCTGCGTTACATTCCTGACCTGTCGTTTTGTGCTTGTAACCTTTGTTCATTCAATATTCCTTTTTTCGCAATGATAAATTCTGGATTCTCGTAAGGGTCTCTTTCCTCTACGGACTCCGGCACTAACTCAGGAAGTCTCCATTTCCTTACGGAGAGTTTTTCTCCAGTCAATGTACCAAACACAAAAGAGTGTTGAGTCATATCGCCAAACAGCAATGCCCCAGCAGACTTGCAAAAGAAATACCCATCATGTCCAGAGCCTAACTCTTCTATATGGGATTTATTTCTTAGCTTGATAGATTCAATGTATAGATCATTAATGCTGCAATATTGTTTTAGTCTAACCCAAGCGCTTGCTGGTTCTATACCTTCTCTTCCATCGTCTTGATAGACTTGCTCGCCGTTGGATAAAGTCGCTATCCAGAGAGGGTTTTTGTCAGCATAGACATTAATATAATCGTCAAATTCTTTAGATAAGAAGATGCTCATTTTTTCTTGATAATATGTATAGCGTTTTTGTGTTTTGATGAAACATTAACTCTTTTAGATCTCGTTTCATCAGCAAGTTCTGAAGCCATTGGGGTCATGATTGTAACACCTCGATCTTCTTTATGACCAAAGAGTTCGCTGATATCAGACTTTTCATCCTGAACTTTATCTACATGATCCATTCTAGACTTTTCTATGTGTTTCTTAACCGATGCTTCTGTGCGATTTAGATCTTTTGCTATTTCGCTAACATCTTTATCGTTATTGTTTTCTATATAAAACTTTTCGACCTTTGTAAGCTTGCCTGTTTTTTTAGACATCAATATTACTCCTGTCAGCCCAAGTGAAATGATTTCTCTGTTTGGTTTTCAAATATTTAATATAGTGATCAAACGTCTCTTCTGACACCTTTGAGAACTTACTGTTAATTGAATTTACTTTCCTGCTATCTATACCTTGAGGGTCATATATATTGCCACGAATTGTTTTGACATGATATTTTTCTCTGTAGCTTTCTTCAACCCCAGACTTTTCTATGTAGGCACAAGACATAGAGATATCTTCTGTGGTATTTCCGTCTTTGTCGTAATACGTATAGGATGTGGTATTTTGTTTTATGAAATCATTCGCTTCCATCATCTTTTCCTTCTAGTTCTATTACAATGACTCCGTCTTTTTCGTATACGTCATAAACTATTAAATCATCAGGAGGCGCTTGGAAATAATCCCCCTCAACTTCAACGAGCCAACTTCTCCCATCGCAAAACGGGCAATCAACTATTAGTTTATTTTTTTTACTAGTGCAGGCAACTCTAAGAAGTTTAAACAGCTCTTCTTCGCAGTCTGCACATTTTATATCAACCTCTTCAAGGTCTTTGTACTTTATAACTTGATCTGAGGGTTTGTGAGGAAGGTTCACTTTTTACCCTCTCGGATATACTTAGCCTTTTGCGATTTTGTCATTTTATTTATTTCTGACTGTGTAGCACTTCCAGACTTTTCTATCCAGTTTTTAGGCTTTTGTTTTTTAAGATTTCCTTCTTCTTGCTTTGCTCTTTTTTCGCTGAGTTCATAGCTGCCCATATTTTTTGTATTTGACTCAGCAAGCTGACCAAGAGTTGTAGGTTCGCCTTTCACAAATGCCATAGGAGCTTCGTTGATGACTATTTTAATATCTGAGCTTCCGCACTCGCATGGTTCAGGAGTTTGGTTAAAGCCGTGGAATTGCTCAAATTCGCAGCCGCATTCGTTGCATAGATAGTCATAAGTGGGCATTTAATAATGCTTTCCATACGTTATAGGTTCGTCGTAGAGAGCGTTTAAGATTTTTGAAATAATTTTATTTCTTATTATATCATCTTGGGTCAATTCGGCAATCCCAACTCCATCGACGTTATCCAATCGGTCTAAAAATTCCTCTAATCCACCCTGATCTTTTTTGATAAGATCAGTCTGGTCGATGTCTCCATTAATTACAGCTTTTGAGTCCCAGCCAATTCTAGTTATAAACATTTTTAGTTGTTCAAACGTAGCATTTTGGGCTTCATCTAATATCATAAAGCAATTATGAAAATTTCGCCCTCTCATATACTCTAATGGACAAACTTCTATCCTGCCCTCATCTCTGTAAGCTTGAACTCTATTTGTATTCAGCCTATATTCCATCTCTTCTATTACAGGAACTAGATATGGGTGTATCTTCTCTTCAAAAGTTCCCGGCAAAAAACCTAGCCCCCGACCAGACTCAATCACTGGTCTAGTAACAATGATCTTCTCAACCCTCTTGTCTAATAAATAGTCACAAGCAAGACCAACAGCAACTGCTGTTTTCCCTGTTCCAGCAGGCCCAGTACAAAAGGTAACGTCATTTTTTGACATTAAACCAATGTACTTTTCTTGGTTTTTCGTTTTCGGTTTTAACGCTTTCCTTCTTTTGGTATGTCCCGTGTCATTAGTTTTTCTTCTGGACATGTATTATTTACCTGTAGAACCAAACCCGCCAGAACCCCGATCTGTTGAGTCTAGTTCATCTACTTCGTGTAATCTAAACATTGGGGTTTCTTGTATTAGTAGTTGGGCTATTCTTTCGCCCTTTTTAATTTGGTACATTTCTGTAGTTGTGTTGTGGAGGCAGACTTTTACTTCGCCACGGTAGCCAGAATCAATCACACCTGCATGACGATGGATTCCTTTGACACCCATTGAAGACCTGTCCCATATCAAACCAACGTGATGTTTAGGGAGAGCCATTGCTATTCCTGTGGATATTAGCTTGGTTTCTTCTGGCCACAATGTTGTATCTTCATCTGCGTATAGATCCCACCCAGCATCGTAAGGATGTCCCTTGCTTGGAGCGGTAGCGGTTTCTGTTAGTTTCTTTACTTCAAAAAATTTAAAACCAACGACAGCACTTGCTGTATGAGTTGCCATTTTAATCTCCTAGATAATGTCACACTTTCCACCAGCGCAAGCCCATTCCTGTTCAGGCTTGACATTGTTTTCTTCTTCTATGACTTCTGTATAGTCAACCGAAGTGTATTCCCTATTTAGGTCTACCCACTCTTTCCAGTTGTAAACATCTTTCATACAATATGTAAGTTTTCTAAGGTCGCCTTCAAAGTACCTCTCAGCAAACCTTTTGCATCTATCAGACCATTCTTTTTTACCGTTTCCTTTTATCTTGGCTCCAACACCAAGAAGTGAATCACACGCCGCCCATAGATTATCTTCCCATAGATTGAGGGCAACTTCTATAAGACCGCTAACAAACAAGGATGCGTCCCCATAATGACGAACCTGTTCTGTTGGTAAGTAGATTGCGGTAAATGGCGCTTGAGGATAATCCTTGTCTCCAGTAATTGGTAATAAGGAAATCCCACAGAAAAACTTTCTATTTTTATAAATGAATTTTTCTACTTCTTCCCACTCTTCTGGCTTTACATTAATAGTATTAGACACGTTATGTACAAGCCAAGGTTGGGTGCAAAGGCTTTTATTAGTGCCGGGGATTACCCAGTTTTGTTGCGTGCTTTTTACATGACTAAGAAGGTCAATAGCTCCAACTTGGTTTTTAGTTTTTGCTCCAGCGGGGACTTCAATACAAAAAGCCACCACGTCGTCACTGTCGTTATTCGACCATACAGATTCTTCGCAGGCTCTTGGATTTACTTCTCTGAAGTAGTTGTAGATCGGTTCCATTTTATTAGCCTGAACGCGTCTAATATAACGCTTGGCATGATGAGGATGGATACCAGAACTAGTCCCAAGAACGCAACTGCTAGTGCCTTCAGGTTTGATGCAAGTAGTCCTAGCAGCTTGGTTGATTCCAATGATTTTAGCGATTCTTTTATTTTCATTTTTAACAGTCTTAGCTCCAGATTTTTGCATTTCAGGGCTTAAACATATTTCGTGCTGCTCCATGATGCCAGTCATAGAAACGCCAAGTAGGGCTTCTCTTGATACTATATTCTCGCTTGTTTTTCCAAGATACGAGAACGAAGCAAATCCAGCTTGTAATGTTCCAATTATAGAAGCCGCCTTGCAAGCTTCAAGAAAATCTTCTTCTGATTTTATTTTAGCACAATTAATTGTGCTTAGGTTGCAAGCCTGCCAGCCGCTTTCTCCTGTTGTTTCATCAACAGGCCACATACCAATTTCAACACAAGGGTTTACTATTAGCTCTGTGGAATCAGACCATACAAATCCGGGTTCTCCAAATTCTTTAACAGACTTCATTAGTTCTGAGAATTGTTTTGCTGTTGTTTTATCTCTTAATAGAATAGCGGAGTTATT